AAGCTATCTGTCGAACAGATCAAGGCGGCTAAGGAAGCTCTCGCCAACTGCGAGACGCTCGAGCAACTCCGCGACACCTACACCGCGATGGACGACGTGACGAAGAAGGTCACGAAGGAATTCGTGCAAGCACTCAAGGCGAGCTTCGAGTCGAAATGAGTAACGATCAACAACGAACCGAGCAGTGGTTCAAAGATCGTGAAGGCAAGCTGACTGCCTCGAGTTTTGCCGCCGCCGCCGGACTTGGCCCCGGCTCAAGACAACAAGCATGGCGCAGGTTCTTCGGTCTGGAGACGTTCGAAGGAAACGCCGCAACAGATTGGGGAACAGACAATGAACCTAAGGCGATTGCTGAGTACACCGCTCGCCATTTGGCAAAGGGTGTGGACACACATTTGGTGGGGTTCGTACCGCACCCGACGATGGCTTGGCTTGGCTGTTCACCCGATCTTCTTGTTGGGGATCAGGGCTTGGCTGAGATCAAGTGCCCTATGTCGCAAGAGTTGTACGGCGACATACCGCTCTACTACATGGCGCAGATCCAAGGACAGCTCGAGGTAACGCAACGCGAGTGGTGCGACTTCGTTGTCTGGACGCCTAGCGTCATAAGCGTTCAGCGCGTGATGCGCTCCCAATCGTACTGGCAATGGCTACACGTTCGACTCGCCGAGTTTTGGATGTACGTCGAGGCTGGTGTCGAACCGCCCCGCATGAAGCGGGAGCAACCACCGGTAACGGACGACCTCATCGTCGCCACCGTTACCTATCAACTCAACTAAATCAAAGGAACCACTATGGCTCAAATCACAGGCGTCTTTCGCATCGGCAAGGACGCAGAACTTCGCGACACCGCATCAGGCCCAGTCATCAATCTGGCGCTCGCATCGAACTACGGCAAGAAGGGAAGCGACGGCTCTCGTTCTACTCAGTGGATCGACGCATCGTTGTGGGGTAAGCGCGCCGAAAGCCTCGAGCAATACCTCACCAAGGGTCAACAGATCTACGCAACGATCAGCGATCCGCACATCGAGACATACCAGAAGCGCGATGGCGGTGAAGGCGTGAAGCTCGTCGGCATGATCTCCGATCTCGAGCTGGTGGGTGGCAAGCCCTCCGGTGATCGCGAGTCTCGCCCTGCACGCGAAGAGCGCCCTGCCCGTCGTGAACAGAAGCCAGCTCCGAAGAACAACAGCTTCGACGACATGGAGGATGATATTCCCTTTTGATGGATATATCCCCTCCTATAATCCTTCGACTTAGGACTTAGGAGGTTGATATGAAATCGTGCAGTACGTGTGGTGAGTTGAAGGATGAATCGAGCTTTCAGAAGCGCAAGGCCAGCAAGGATGGACTCACGTCCTCATGCAAGTCTTGTCTCAAGGAGCGAGATGCAAGGCGATATGTACAGGAGAGAGAGCGGAGAACCGCTCGTCATCGCGAGTACATCAAAACGCCAGCCGGACGCGAGGCACACAGCAAAGCGATTGAGCGGTGGAGGCAAGCGAATCAGGTTCGTCGCGCCGCTCACATCATTCTTGGGAATGCTGTCAGGGACGGGAGGGTGCAACCACTCCCCTGCCTTGAGTGCGGAGGTAAGGCCGAAGCACATCACCCAGATTACGACCGACCACTCGACGTGATCTGGCTATGCACAACGCATCACAAGGAAACACATCGGATGAGAGAGGCCAATCAATGAACAGACAACAACATCGCAAGCTCGTGCGTGAACGGGTGAGCGCAGAGAACAAGAAGCTCGCACGGATGTACGGCATCCCTAAGTCCTTCGTCGGACACGCACGTCAACACGGCAAGGTCGTCGTTGACATCGTTCAACAGCACGTCAAGAGCGGCGCATGGAGAGCATTAGGGGTGGGCGCATGAAGAAGTACATCGGAACCAAGATCATCGAGGCCGAGCCTCGTGAAGGCGCAGACAGACGCGAAGGCTACAAGGTCATCTACAAGGATGGCTACTCGAGCTGGTCGCCGAAGGAAGCATTCGAGGAATCGTATGTCGCCATCGACAGCATCCCGAACAAGCTGAGTGTTGAGGCCATCGAATCAAAGATCGTGAAGAACGATCTGCTCCGTGTGCCAAACACCACCACCATGCTGTGCGTCCTGTTTCTCGAGAACGGGTTCACCGTCGTCGGCAAGAGCGCGTGCATCGACCCGGAGGAATTTCAGGAAGAGATCGGCGCATCCATCGCTTATGAGGACGCGCTCAACAAGATTTGGGAGCTGGAGGGATACCTCCTCGCCCAACGTCGTTTCGAAGCTGGCTTAACCAAGGAGTAAACATGAACAAGCTGGAAATTGCAGAAGTGAAGCTATCGCTACCAGAGGTAGACGTGATCCTTCAATCAATGGGTCAACAACCCTATGACCGTGTGGCCGATCTGATCGCGAACATTCGCAATCAAGTCATCACGCAAATCAATGAGGCGAACAAACCTGTTGAAGAAGAACTCGCCGAGACGAACGCCGGAGGTACCGACTGATGACGAACTTCGACAGAACTGCGGCATGGCTTCATGCCTGTGGCAAAGGGAAGACTGTTCCCAATCTGTCGGTTCAAGTCGGTTGCCATATCGAGGAGTTCATCGAGCTGTTCGATGCGTTCGAACTGTCGAACGAAATGGATCAGCGAATCCTCGGCAATGCACTCAAGGAGATGGCCTATGTGGCACGCAAGCTCAAGGCCGGAACCACGGTGGCGCATCTGTTGAAAGAGAAGCGAGAAGACGCGCTCGACTCGCTTTGCGATCAAGAGGTGACAGGCAACGGCATCGCCTACCTCGCCGACTTCGATAAGGCCACCGCTGACCAGCGCGTGCTCGACTCGAATGACGCGAAGCTGGTGGATGGACAGCCCGTGATTCTCGCTGGCGGGAAGATCGGTAAACCCGAGGGTTGGGTCGCTCCCAATCTCTCTGACTGCGTATAGGCAGACAAGCAATGGCAACCCGAAAGGTTCAAGCAACGAAGAGGAAGGTGGCAGTCAAGAAGAGTACAGCGGTGAAGAAGAAGGTGACGAGGCGCAAGCCTCCTCTGCCGAGACCGTTGCCCAAGACCAAGAGCTACATCACACGCTCGAAGGTCGATGGCTTCGCAATCGGTGTGACGCCCGAACACTACTGGCTCATCACCTCAATGGCTGTCAGCAAGGCTTCGAATCGGATGGATGTTCTTCGGGGCATCCTCAACCTACACATGGAACAAGCATTCAAGAAAGTAAGAGTACGAAGATGAAACAACAACGAATCTATTTGGTCGGCCACGGTCAAACAATGCGACTGGTGCGAGCAACGCATCGCCAACAGGCGGTGGGTCACGTCGCTCGCTCGATCATCAACGCAAAGGTGGCAAGCCAAGACGAGCTGGTGGAAGCACTGAGCAAAGGCATCGCCATCGAGAAGGCAACGAACCCAGAGCAAATGGATCTGGTGGAGGCGGCTGAGAGTGAGTCACATGAAGCCGATGTCGTGGCGTGACGCCATCAACTTTGTTGGCAGTTTCACTGCCATTCTTTTCATTCTGTTGGTCTGTTGGGCCGCCATCGGTGTGTGCATCGGTGTCGGCATCAAGGCCGCGCAATTTGTGATTGGACTTTGATATGCGCGAAATCATCTTACTGGGGCAAGTGGCACAGATGCTTGGCATCAACCACGAGACCTGCCGACGTTGGGCTGTGGAGGGGCGCATCCCCACATTCCGCTACAACGGGCGTGGCCAATGGCGTGCCTTCAAGGACGACATTGACAAGTTTTTGGAAGCACACCAAGCTAAAGCCACGACCGGGCAGGTCGAAAGCGCCAGTCAGTAACGCATCGCGAAAGGAACTACTGACATGGCATTTCTGTATCGACGCAAGGGACGTGACGGGAAGTTCATGCCCACGTGGTGGGCGTGCATTGAACGACCCAACATGGCCCCGCTGAGGGAGAGCACGCACACCGACAACAAGCAGTTGGCAGACAAGTGGCTTACCACCAAGAAGCAAGAACTCTGGAAAGAGCGAGAGCTTGGGATTAAGCCCGACGTGCTGTTCAAGGACTTCATTCCTGTCTTCATCGCACAGCGAGCGAAGCAGAAGGAGTGCAAGGGCAGAACGCTCGAGCAGTACCAGCAACAGCTCGACTGGTGGGCGAGTCAGTTCAAAGGCAAGCACCTTCGTGAGATCACGCAGACCTTGATCGTGGACACCATCCGGCAACGTGAGTCGGTCAACAAGAACGCATCGCTGAACCGCTACCTCGCGGCTCTGCGCGGTCTGTTGCGCCTCGCTCATGGCCAGCACCAGATCATTGCCGCCGTGCCGACCTTCTTCATGTACGAAGAGCCGAAGGGTCGGGTGCGTTACCTCAAGCCTTGGGAGATCGTGCGGTTGCTCGACGCCCTGCCTCCGCACCTGCGGGACATGGCCGAGTTCTCTCTGGCGACGGGGCTTCGCAAGTCGAACGTGAAGGGGTTGCGCTGGTCGGAGGTGGACATCGCCGGAAAGCGCGTGACCATCGAGGGCATCAAGATGAAGAACGGGGAGCCGTTGGCTTTGCCGCTTTCACAGACTGCGCTCGACGTGCTCATCAAGCAGATCGGCAAACACTCCGACGCAGTGTTCACCTATCAAGGCAAGCCGGTGAACTGGATCGGTCAGCGCACGTGGAAGAACGCGCTGGAGAAGGCTGGCATCGAGAACTTCCGGTGGCACGATCTGCGCCACACGTGGGCGACGATGCTCATCCAAGCGGGTGTCCCTGCGAAGACCTTGCAGGTGCTCGGTGCATGGGAAACCCCTGCGATGGTGGACAAGTACGCACACCAAGACACGGACTCTCTGCGCCCCTACGCTGAGGTTGTTGACGGGATTTTCGGACGCACACCGAAACCCGACGCACACCAGAGCGCACACCAGCAAAAAAATGGCAACCGTGAGGAGGTTGCCGAGATCGTCTAAGTCTTTGAATTTACTGGCGGAGAGGGTGGGATTCGAACCCACGGAGGCGTTGCCGCCTCGCCTGATTTCGAGTCACACCCAAACCACCGCAATTTCTGTTGAGTAATCAGTGACTTGCGCTCAGACCTGCCCGGTTTTCTGAGCCTCGAAAGCACACCAAAAACCCCGTGTTTCTGTGCTTCCCTGCATTGCCAACGCACACCACAGCGCACACCAACAGATGCCACCGAGTTGCATCAGAAAGAACAGGAGATGGCCAAGTCCGCAAAGCCCAAGAAGAAGTACCGTCCACGCCCGATCATCGCAGACCCGATCCGGTACGTGACAGCCGCTGTGCGCCCTGCCCCCGAGGCGGCACAGCTCAAGACGAAGATCGGCATCCACATGGCGATGGCCAAGATCACCAAGGGCGAGGGGGACAAGGACGACTGGCAGGAGGTGGCCAACGCGCTCAACCTGAGCCTCATCCTCGCAGAGATGGGGTACGGCAAAGAGTACGTGCAGACCGTCGTGATGGGTCAGGCGGCGATGACGCTACTGCGGGACAGGTTCAAGGCCACCGGCAAGGCCATCCTGCGGGGCGAGGAGATGCGAGCCATCAACGAGGCGCTCGAGGTGCACGATGGCCAGATCGAGCTTGCCACCGTGAAGGACATCGAGCGTGCGGTCTACGCCGTCGAGCGCGAGCTGGCGCGCGGCAACTTCGTCAAGGTGTTGCCCGACGAACCTTTGCGGCCTTCTGTGCAATAGCCTTGGGTTGGGGAACGAACTGCTTCCCCTTCGCATTGCCATCCGCCTTCGCTCGGTTGGTCGCCGCCTTCTCGGCGGGTGACAATTTTTCCCACGCCTTCTCTGGCAGGTAACGTTTCTTACCCTCGGAAGGTTTGCCATCCGAGGTCGTCCACTTCTGGCCAGTCCACTTCGAGAGCGACTTCTGACCCTCGCTCTTGCCGCCCTTGTACCCACCGCCAGCGGCTTCGTACTTCTGGGCAACGAGTTGCGCCTTGCGTGCTGACCATTCGCCGGGGTCGCCCCCTTTGCCACTGGCCATCACTTCCTTCTTGATGCGCTCTCTCAGAGCGGG